CCCCGAACCGCATCGACCGATCGCGACTGCGTTCGGACGCAGGATGTGGGATGCCGTGTGGACAGCGGGCGCGGCATGGCTGAAGCCAAACATGGATGCCGAGATCGTGCTCATGGCTTGCGAGGCGATTGACGAGCGCGTGCAGTTGCGTAATCAGGTTATGCTGAACCCAAACGCTTGGCGCGAGCGAAGGGGATTGCGCGAGTTGGACAAGCAGATTTCTTCGCTGCTCGGTCAGATCGGTTTCTCCCCTACGGATCGTGCCAACCTAGGACTAGGAGAAACCAAGCACCATGAGTTCCACGAAATCCGCGCCAGGATCCAAGCCAAGAGGAACAGCACCTCGGGCTGAGTGGTCGCCTTCGTTCTTCACGGAACGTAGGTATCCGACCACCGATGGTGATGAGATCATCCAGTTCGCGGAGGCTCATTTCCGTGTCCTCAAAGGATTCCGTGCCGGCGAACCGCTTGTATTCACCGACTGGCAGAAATGGCTGCTGCGCTGCCTGTACGAACGGAACGCCGAGGGACGGCTGCGGTATCGACGCGCGCTGATCGGACTACCACGCAAGAACGGCAAGTCCCTGATGGGGTCGGCTATCGCTGTGTATTCCATGATCGCTGGCGAGCCGGGTGCGGAAGTGTATGCGGTGGCTGGCGACCGCCAGCAGGCGCGCATCATCTTCAACGAAGCCAAGCAGCAGGTTCAGAACTCGCCGATGCTGTCCGAGATCACGAAGGTCTACCGCGACGCACTGGAGATCCCGACCTTCGGCTCGGTGTTCCGTGTGCTGTCGTCAGAGTTCAGGTCTCAGGCAGGTCTCAACCCATCGACCGTTCTCTTTGACGAGTTGTGGAACCAAGCCAACGGGGAACTGTACGACCAGATGACGCTCGGTTCGGGTGCGCGACTGGAACCACAGATCATCTCCATTACGACCGCTGGCTACGACCGCGACTCTCTGGCTGGCGGTCTCTACGACTACGGAAAGTCCTGCGCAGCCGGCGAGGTTGATGACGAATCGTTCGGCTTCTGGTGGTGGGAAGGAAAGCCAGACTGCGATATCAACGACCGCAAGGAATGGGCGCGAGCCAATCCGAACCTGCCCGAAGGTCTCATGGACCCCGAGGACATGGCGACCGCAACTAAGCAGACGACCGAATCCGCCTTCCGTCGATGGCGACTGAACCAATGGGTACGAACGCAGGAATCGTGGCTACCCGTTGGCACATGGGAGCGTTGCGTGTCGGAACGGGAACTGGACGAGTCCTTGCCCGTCTGGGTCGGGATCGACATGGCCCTGAAGCACGACAGCATCGCGGTGGTAATCGCCCAACCGCAAGGCGAAACCGTGGTGGTGAGAGCACAGATCTGGTTTCCGAAAGACGAAGGCATTGACGTGGCAGAGATAGAGACCTATCTGCGCACCCTGCACCGTGCCTACGAGGTACGAGAGTTCGCGTTTGACCCTGCCTACTTCCAGCGTTCCGCGGAGGTTCTCGCCGACGATGGGCTGCCGATGGTGGAGTTTCCGCAGACCGGCGCGCGAATGATCCCAGCCTGCGGTCAGGCTTACGAGTTGATCGTGCAAGGAAAGGTCGCGCACGACGCATCACCGACCTTCACCGATCAGGTGCTCAGCGCAGCGCAACGCATGACCGACAACGGTTGGCGACTGTCCAAGGGCAAGAGCAAACGGAAGATCGACGCTTGCATCGCACTGGTGATGGCACTAGATCGCGCTACTCGTAGGCAAGAGCCAGACAGTTCTCCTAGTGTGGTGAACGTATGGGACTGAAGGAGGACGTTATGGAAGTCAGAAAGCGGTTCTCGCGTGGAGTCATCACGACGACTTGTGAGGTGCTCGGTCTCATTATGGTTGTCGCTGGCATCGGGACTTTGGCGATCCCTGCTGGTATCATTGCCGCTGGTCTTTCCCTTATCGCGATCGGGTACTTCTTGGCATGAGCATCTTTAAGCGTGAGACACGCGCACTGCCCGAGAACATCGACCCGTACCAGATCACCGCTCGCCCGTACTTCCCGAACTATTCGGGTGAGATCATTACGGAAACGACTGCGTTCGCGCACTCGGCACTCATGGCTGCGGTCACGCTGCTGGCGGATGCTATCTCGGTCATGCCGTTAGAACTACTGGAAGAGCGCGGTGGTCGAGAGGTGAAGCTTCCGACCCCATCGGTTCTGTACAAGCCGAACGACAAACAAACCATGTTTGAGTTCATCCACCAGACGGTGCTGATGATGGCGTTGCACGGAACTGCCTACATCTACGCACCGAGGATCCCGGGGGAACTGCCCCCCGAGATGATCAACATTCACCCCAGTCAGGTGAAGGGTGCGGAGGACGTGGAAGAGGGAACGCTTGTCTACACGATCGGCAAGCAGCAGTTCTCGCCAGAGGTTATTCGTGCGATCCATTGGATTATCTTCCCCGGTCGCGTTCGCGGTCTCTCTCCGCTAGAGGCACAGCGCAACACAATCGGTATGGGCATCGCGATGGATCGGTTCCTGTCGCAGTTCTACGGCGAGGGCGGAACTCCGTCATCGGTTCTGGAAACGGATCAGAAACTTACGCCCGATCAGGCTCGCCTCTTGCGCGAAACGTGGTCGGACACTCACAACAAGCGTCGCAAGCCTGCCGTGCTAACGCAAGGCATGAAATGGCGACCGATCACCACCAGCGCAGCGGATATGCAGATGTTGGAGCATCGCGAGTCGGTCATCCGTGATATCGCCCGTGCTTACCGTATCCCCGTTCACATGATCGGTGGCAGCGGTGGTGATAGCCAGACCTACCAGAATGTTGAGCAGGCTGGTATTAACTTCGTGCGTTACACGCTGCTTCCGTGGATGCGACGCATTGAGGATGCGATCTCCGAGATGCTCCCGTTGACCCAGTTCGTGCGGTTCAACGCTGACGAGTTCATGCGCGCCGACCTGACCACCCGAGTCAATGCCCAGCGCGTTCAGATCCTCAGCGGTACGCTTTCGCCGAACGAGGCGCGTCAGATGGAGAACCGTGAACCGTATGAAGGTGGAGATGTGTTCTTCACGCCAGTCACGCCGAGCGGTGGGTCGACTGCCGATACAGAAATAGGACAAGACGAGGAGCCTCCGAGATGAAGTCTTCAGTTGTAACCGTTGGTACTACTCCGACGTTGGTGGTTCAGCCAGATGACCAGAACCGTTATGTCTACGTCCAAATCGTCACGAGTGCCACCATCTACATCGGTGATAGCACTGTAACTACGTCAAATGGTTTGCCATTGGAGAAGCACACTGCTCCTCACCAGTTCTTCCTACCGCTGAAGCAAACCATGTATGCGGTGGTGACTTCACAAGTTGGAACAGCGGATCTTCGCGTTATGACCCCGGACGTTGATTGACCATGCCTTACTTCATTAGCGATCAGAACCCGAACTGTTCTGGCTGGGCTGTGGAGAAAGCCGATGGCGAAGTCCTCGGATGCCATACCACGAAGCAGGCAGCCATTGACCAGATGGTTGCCGTCTCTATCGCAGAAGGCATTGAGCCGGGTGGTGAAACCAGTCGCGAGGTTCGTCAGGAGGAAGAGATCCTCGTCGTCGATATTGACGGAACGCTGCTGGCTGGAGGTTCGCGACCGATGGAAGACGTGATCGCTGCCGTGAATGCCAGCGAATATCCCGTCGTGTTGCTGACTGGACGGGAAGAAGCTTCACGTGAAGAGACCGTGCAGCAACTTTCTGACGCTGGTATTGCGTATGTCCGTTTGATTATGAACGAAGGATCGACGGAACCTGAAGCGGTCGCAACGTATAAGCAAAACGTTATCCGTATGTTGCTGGACGAAGGCTACGAGATTGATGCCTTCGTGGATAACTCGGAGATGAACCGTGCAGCGGTGGAGTCCCTCGGGGTGGATGTGTATTCGCCTGACGAGTTCGTAGCCGAAGAGATGGCTGACGAGATGGAAGAGCCGATGGAAGACGGCATGGAATACGAGTCTCGGGCGATCAAGATGGTTGCCCCTGACTTCATGGCGGAATCGGCTCGTCGCGGTTTGGACCTTCACGAAGCCGGCGAATCTGGCGAAGGTCTACGACCGCAGACCGTGGAAGATGCTCGCAAGATGGCGAACGGTGAGATCCTGAGCGAAGCGAAGTGGAGGAAGATCGGCCCGTGGATCGCCCGTCACATCGTCGATCTGGATGCTGTTGATGGTGACGAGATTACGCCCGGTCTGGTCGCGATGCTGCTGTGGGGTGGTGGCAGTACGAGGGAGTCGGCGCGTCGCGCACAGAACTATGCGGAGGGCATCGTGCGTCAGATGGACGAAGAGCGCAAACGAATCGGCTATGATAAGCGCAGCGCACACAAGGATAACACGATGACCGATACGGCAACTATTGCGTGGGTAACCGTCCCGAAGGATGAGCGTCGTTCCGTTGCGTACAGCAATCTGGAAGTTCGTGCGATGGAGGATTCCACGAAACTTATCGGTTACGCAGCCGTCTTCGATTCCCCCTCGGAACCGTTACCGTGGACAGAATACGTGCGTCGCGGAGCCTTCACCAAGACCCTGAACGATGGTGCCGATGTGCGGTTGCTCATCGACCACGAAGGCATCCCTCTGGCGCGCTCCAAGTCGGGAACGCTGAAGATGATGGAGGACGAGCGCGGTCTCCGCGTGGAAGCCGACCTTGACCCGACGAATCCTGATGCCCAGCGCGTGCTGTCGGCTATGCGTCGTGGTGATATGACCCAGATGAGTTTCGCGTTCCGCACCATCAAGGATTCGTGGAACAAGGATCGTTCGGTTCGCGAACTGAAGGAAGTCCAGTTGTACGATGTTTCCATCGTGACGTTCCCTGCGTACGAGGAAACCGTTGCGGAGTTGCGCAAGAAGTCCGATGAGGCTATCGTAAAGAGTGCGAGTAACCTGCTGCTTCGTAAGAATCAGTTGGCGATCGCACGTCATAAGCAGCCGGACTGAAGCCGAGGTATCACTTCAGCGAACCACTGCTCAACCAACCATCCTCACATTGGGAGCAGAAATGAAGTATTCAGACACACTCAAAGAGAAGCGTTCTGCGCTTCTTGCCGAAGCCGATCAGTTTGTGGCTATCGCCCAGACCGAGAGCCGCGACCTGACCTCCGACGAAGACGTGGCGATTGCCGCGAAGTTGGAAGAGGTGCGCGCTCTTGACGAGCAGATCAAGCGTCATGAGGAACTGGAAGCACGTTCCGCCAAGGCTGCCGAAGTTCGCAGCGAGACGAAGATCGTCGAGGCGACCAGCAAGGTGAAGAGCGAGCCTCGCACCTACCGCGAGCGCGGTGACCACTCGTTCGTTGCCGATGCGTTCCGTGCGCAGGTTCTCGGTGACTACGAGGCACAGCAGCGTCTCTCCCGTCACATGAACGAAGAGCGCGTGGAGCGTCGTGACGTTACCAGCGCGAACTTCGCTGGCTTGATTGTTCCGCAGTTCCTCACTGACCTCGCAGCACCGTTTGCTCGCGCCGGTCGTCCGTTCCTTGACGTGGCACGTAAGCATCAACTCCCTGCTGAGGGTCTCACGATCTCCATCAGCAAGGTGACGACTGGTTCGGCAACTGCCGTCCAGACGGAAGGCGCAGCCGTTCAGGAAACCAACATGGACGATACCAAGTTGGACCTGTCGGTGATCACGATTGCTGGTCAGCAGAACGTCTCGCGTCAGGCTCTTGAGCGTGGCACGAACGTGGATTCGCTGGTCATGGCTGACCTCGTTTCGGCTTACCACACGAACCTTGATGCGAACTGGGTTACCACGAACGCTGCGTCGATGACGAACGTCATTACGCAGGTCGTGACCTACACCGATGGATCGCCGACCGTTGCGGAACTGTATCCGAAACTGTTGGATGGCGTTCAGCGCATCCAGACCAACTACTTCGGTGGTCCGAACTTCATCCTGATGCACCCTCGCCGTCTCGCGTGGATCCTGTCCTCGCTTGACCAGAGCAACCGTCCTCTGGCAGTGCCGGTCGGCAACGGTGCGTTCAACGCAGTCGCGGTCGGTCAGGGCAGCGTCGTCTACGGCAACAGCGGTTACACGATCGCTGGACTCCCCGTTATCACCGATGCCAACGTCATCACGACGAACGGCACGGGCAGTAACGAGGACGTCATCATCATCGGCAACACGCAGGAAGCACACCTGTGGGAAGACGGTGCTGGTGAGCCGATGATGCTCCGCTTTGAGCAGCCGAAGGCAGCCGAACTTGACGTGACCATGATCGTTTATGGTTACTCTGCGTTCACCGCTAACCGCTACCCCAACGCTTTCGCCCTCATCGGCGGAACGGGATTGGTTACTCCCACCTTCTGAGTAACCTAAAGTAGCAACGATGTGGGGAGTGTCCGATCCGCCGGACACTCCCCATAATCATTTATGGAGACAACTATGAAGAAGCAAGACATTCTGATCGCATCACTCCTCAACGAGCGTCTCGGCTACGCGCAACGTGGTCGTCAAGATCGCGTCAAGCAGATCGACGAGGTGCTGAAACGCTATGCTGTGACCGCGCCCGTAGAGGTTGAGGCTGCCGTTCTGGAAGTTGAATCAGAGCGAGCGGTGGCACCGAAGGCGAAGCGCAAGAAACGCGAGGTCTAAGTGCCAATCGTCAATGGTTACTGCTCGTTGGCTGAGGTGAAGTCTGCCCTCATGATCACCGATAACGCGGATGACGCGAAACTGGAACGGGTGATCGAGGGTGCGTCGCGTCGTATTGACGGTTACTGTGGTCGGTTCTTCTATCAGAAGAGCGCGACGGTCAAGTTCTTCGCACGGTACATCGACACCTTGTTCCTTCAGGATGACCTCGTTTCGGTGACGACCCTGAAGACTGACGATGACGGTGACCAGACGTTTGTTACGACTTGGACGGCTGGACAGGATTACGCCCTAGAGCCTTACGACGCGAACCTGCAAGGGATCCCGTATTGGCGTGTTACGGCTGTCGGTGCCAAGACGTTCCCAATCTTCACGTATCCCGCCAT